AGTAGTATGCGTGGTGCAACGACTACAACTGTACCATAATCTTCCAACTGCTTGACAGCATCCATAATCATACAGATGGTCTTACCACCACCAGTAGGAACAATGACTTGTCCTTTGTCATTGTCTAACATTGATTGTATTGCTTGCTCTTGATGTGGTCTTAGTTGCATTAGTTTTCTTTAGATGTCTATATTATAGCATTAAAAAACCTCCTGTGCAGGGACTTGTGACAGTTTAAAAATTGTATTTTATTTAATATCTAAATTCAAAGACCAGGGTAAATCTTCATTTTTTATTTTAGATGGTAATAAATTATACGAAATGCTTATTCTGTTTTTATTTGTGAAATTAGTATTAGACTTATGTAACTGATAACTAGGAAATACTAATAAATCACCAACATCTACAGGTAATGTAATTTCTGGATGCATATTATGACGAACAATTATATCGTAAAAACAGGTTGTGGTAGAGTCACTTTGACGAGGCTCTTTTGCTTCCTCCTTAACAATTAAAGACATATCTTCTCCTTCCACATAAAAAACACACGACATGAAGGAATTAATATGAGAATGAAACTTAAATCCATCTTGTTCAGGTTCTTGTTTATTAGCCCACGCACCCACAATTTTCCACTCTCCAATACTTGGGTGCTTTGGACACACCATAGATGCTTCTCTTAAAACTGTCTCATTTAACTTTGAAAAAATTGGATTATGCAATATATCAATAAAATCAAATGATTTAGAGTAATCATCCTCTCCAAAAGTTATCTTAGGTATAAGTTTTGTATCAAGTTTTATTTTGTGTATTCTAGTAGGAAATACATCAATATATCCATATTTGTCCATACTAAATTTCTACGATAGAATCTAATTTTACATCAATGAACAAGAAATTCATTGGTTTTTCTGATTTATTAAATGCTTGATGTGTATAGTGCATAACATCACATATTTGAGGTTTACCTTCTTCCCAAATTATTTTTCCACCTTTAATATCAGTCCACTCCATATAACATTTATTTTTGTCTGGAATAGATAGAGGAATCTGAATTCTTTTATATGGGAACCTTAAAATGTCTGGGTCTTTATGGGGATATAATTCAGTTCCTCCACGAAACGATGTGTAATTAGAAAATAATATTTCATCATTTTCATAAATCTTAAATATATCATCGGTCATATATTTTCTTCTTATTATAACAGATTTTTTAACTGATTTCAACCAATAGTAATCTATTACTTTATTAGAGTAACCTTCTATAGTTGGTGCTTTCTTACAAGGAAAAGGATTATTTTTTGCCCAATTATATAATAAATGTAAATTTTCCTGAGTAATCATATTATATTATTTGATAACTTAGTTATGGCTTCATCCCATAAGATTCTTCTACCATCCAAATCACATATAGCTAATGTTACTACAAATCTTTTTTCATTTGTTGGATTATGAGGACTATGCAACTTTCCCACATTTACAATATGAGGATTTCTCAAATCCTTTTCATAAATTATTTTTGCATCTTTTTCGTCAGACACTAATATATCTACCTTATGAGATGAATAATCTGTATCTTTATCATTTTTACCTCCAACAGTAGTACTAACCTTTCTTATTTTCTTTGAATCCCACCATCTTAAAGTGCTTCCTTTAGCACCAAATTGAAAATATATTTTTGTATATTGAGTATAATCTGTATTATCACAATGAATTATCCCATCTGATTTTGGGGGTGAGTAAAACAATTCTATCCATTTGCAAGACAAACCAAGTGATTCTAGATATTGAAATAGATAATTATTATTTAATTCACTTGGTTTAGGTGTTTTATGAAATGTTACCCAATTATATCCCTCAGTATTATATTTTGATAAATCTAATTTAGGGTATAATTCTGGTGTAAAATTTAATTCTCTGCAAAAATTATTCATAATTTAGTGAAAACTCCTATCATTGAATTATTAGATGATACATCATAGTGTTTATTTTCTAGTTTAGCATAATCTCGTGGTCTTAGTTTAACTCCGTTTATAATGGGATTACCTTTGAAACATACAAGATAACTTTTATCATTACCATCAAAAGAATTTGAAATAAGTTTACCATCCCAATCTTGTTGTGGGTCAAGAGTATTGAATCCATAAATGAAAAAAGGTTTAGTAGATTCAAAAATGGTGTGATATCCCATATATTTCTTTAAATCTAAAAAATTATTGTTTATTGAATCACCTATTAGATATTCTGAATCAAAAACCTTTGCCATTTTACCTGAACCTCTTACAATGATTTGGTACAGAGTCCTTCTTTCTTCAGCATTTTCCAAAAAGATGACACCTTTATCACCAACTTCACAACATATGCTAAATTCATCACATTTTTTGTGATATCTGACCATTGATGGTTCCATTAATTAAATTTCCTCCAATATTTTTCATCTATCAATCCCATAGAGTGGTGTAAATATTGTTCTTTCAAAATTAAATTGACATCACCGACAATGGCTAATCTTTCATCGTTAAAATTTTCATCAATTGCTTTTGTACCATGTGATATTATGCTAGGAAATAAAAGAACAACACCTTCTTGTGGATTGATGAAAAATGTTCTTGAGTTTAATTCATTATATTTCTTAACCATTGTTGCATCATCAACTGTATTTTGACTATTTGAACCTAAAAACAAACCATTTGGATTTTCTCGATTGAGAAATATAGTTTGATGAGAATTAGGTGGTATATTTAAGAAATAAACAAAAGAAACGTGACTTGTAGAATGAATATGCCAAGGAATTTCTTTATTATCTCTTGCTCTTGAAATCCAAGATTTTGTTATGGCATAATTAAAAATATCTTTATACTCTAATATTTCTAAAACATATTTTTTAACGTGAGAAATTATTTCTCCAAAAAGAGGATATAAGGTAGGTTCAAGATGTAATAATGGGTCAACATCAACCTGACCTTCACTTACTGTATTAGATCTTTCATTCTCTACATAATCATATTTTGAATACAAATCATAATAAAGTTCTTTAAATGCAAAATGATTTTCAACCCTATCTGCGTAAATTGTAGTGGGAAAAATATTAAAAATTTCACTCATAGTTTTTCCTCAATGGATGATGAGCTGGGTTAGTCCATTTTCCATTTGCCAAATCTTTTAACATATAAAAATTTAAATTTTTAAATTTTTCCCATTTTGATATTCGATGTTCTCGATCAGGTATATAATTATATGATTGAAAATCAACAGCAAATATTTTATCGGTGTTATGCTCAACAATAAAATTAGAACTACCAAAGTCATCAAATGTCCAATCTGAATCTCTTTCAACTACATCTTCATAAATTATGTTAGCAAATTCAGGAATGTGTGTGCCGATCCCCCAACCTTTTATAAAAACAGTATTATAAGATATATAATTACCTTCTACTGAATATTCAAAATCAGGTATATTGATGCGATTAAAATTTTCTTTTTTTAATCTTTCTAATTTATCAATCATCAAATCAAGATTATCTTTTGTAAAACAATTAAATTGTTTGACTAAAGTGAATGAAGACTCTAATACTGATGGTTCATTATTTTTGTTGAATATACAACTAGAATAAAATATTTTTTTCATAATTTAACTTTTCTCATTTTGAGTAATCTAATTGATCGGTTTGTAAAATCACCAGAAAAAACTTTACCAACTAATTTGTCAATATCTAGTGCTGAATTCTCAATTGGTGTGTTTTCTTTCAATATGACTTGATTTTCATCGTCAAATTGAATTTGATGTTGAAATTTTCTGATTATACTAAATTTAAATGATTCAAAATCAGTCATATCTAAATCATCGTAACAAACTATACACCTGATATGCTCATCTATAGGTTTATGGGAGTGCAATCTACAAATTCTAAAAAGTATCTGTTTAGTATCAGGAATGTGTTCTATTATCTTGCAAATTATTTTCATTTATATGTTAAAAAATTATTATCTTGACTTATAACCCAAGTGGTAAGTATATACTTATCTTGACCTATTGGTGGATTACCTCTGTGTGTATGAGTAAATGCAGCAGGGAAAATAATTAATGTGCCTTGTTTTGCTTTGACTCTTTTATTAATGTACAAAAATTCAGTTTCACCTCCCTCCTCAACAGTATTAAGATACAATTGTACAACTAATTTTCTAGCAGATGATTGTACTGTTGAATTTTCATAATGCCAGCGATGAAAACCTCCACCAACAGGAATCTTTTTTGCCTTTACATCAAACATCAACAAAATTTCTTTTTGGAGTAAGCTATAAGTTGCCAAATAATCATCAACATATTCTTTAATCATCGGTAAAAATGTCAATGGAAGTTGATCTCCTGCCAACATATCATAGGTTGCATCATTATGAAAGTTTACAGTGCTATGATCTTTATGATCAGGTGCAAATGGTTCTCTTAATATTACTCCATTTTCTATATAATGTTCGATATATCCAATAAATTTTTCGCAATATTCTACTGAGACAGCATCGTCATAAACTTTAATAAAATCTGTAATCATAATTTAACACTCCAAGGATTTAAACAATAGGTTGTTCTTTTACCTAAAAAAGGTTCTACACAATGATATTTACCAGGTGAAAAAATAACTAATCTATTTGTTTTTGGAATGATAATATCATCCTCGATATGCAATTTCCCACCCCTTAAATCTTCAACTTCAACATAGTATACCATAGAACATAATGGAAATCTAGTTACACCTTTTTTTATTTGCATTTGCTCATCTTTATCAATATGCCAATCCTTTGGAACAGTATCATTATGTGTCCAAAATTCATACCCTATACATTCAGATAAATCAAAAGGATTCTTCGCAATCTCGATCATCTTATGACAAAAATCAACAAAGAGATGATCCTCATCTAATGAGAACCATTTTTCTGTTTGATTCTTATTATTCTCTTTTGCAAATTGTTGTACAGCGGAAATATTTTCCACTACATCATCCATTATAATAACCATTATAAAAAAAAAAATTAATTAAACAATACCAGAATTAACGTTATCTCCTCCTTGAGGTCCAGGAGTGTTTGTATTACCATCAGAGGCATCTGCTACAGCTTGTGTTCTAAAAATAATACCAAATCCATTATCACCTCCGAAACCACCAGGTTGATTTGTGCCATATCCTTTTCTACTTGGAGATTGACCTTTGCCACCCTGAGATGCGGTTGGATTATCTATACTACCACCAGGTCCGCCATTTCCACCAGATGCTCCTCCTGATAGATTACCACCATCACCACCTGTTCCTTCTTCAAATACAGATGCAGCATTTCCCGCACTACCATCATTTCCAGCAGAAGGAGGTCCAAATGCACCAGTTCCTGCTGGACCACCGTCTCCTGCAGGGAAACCAGCTCCACCACCACCGCCACCACCAGAGCGACCATAATCTTGTTGACTTTTACTAGGATCAGAGTTACCACCAGTACCTCCTCCTCCACCACCATAACCACATCTTATGATGCCATTATTATCAATATGAACTGCAAATTGTACTCCTAATGCACTTGTGCCTCCTTGTGCTTTATCTGGTCTACTATTTCCACTAGAACCTTTTCTACCATCACCTCCAGCACCTAAAATTTGACCACTACTTCCTACATCTAATCTTAAGTCAGTACCACTTGGCCATCGTCCAGTCCTTAATGCACATTTTCTTCTATTATATGACTGGTCATTAGGTGAATTTTCAGATCCTATCCTTTTATTAACGTGAATAATAACTTTCTTTCCACCTTGCCAATTTGATGAATCAAATGTATTGCCACTGGCATCATACGAACCAGCAGGTCTATCTTTAAAATTACCAACGACTATCACATTGTTTTCTTCATTATGATATTTCCAAGACGCAATTTGATTATTATCATTACCTCCACCAGTTCCTGTCCGATTCTGAGCACTACCACCATAGTATTTGATAATCATATTCAATTTTTTACTATAAAAATCACTAAATTTTATAGTAGCATTTGCTCCTGTTGGTATACCATCATCTAATGGTCTTTTTCCCAACATACCATTATCAGCATTGCTATAAGGTCCTTCATTTTGAAAAGCAGGATCATCTCTTCGATATTTTCCTAAACGACGTTGACCACCACCAGATCCAAATTCAGCTTCTATTTCTGTAAATGATAGAGGATTAGGATTGGGTCCTGGTCCAGATGCTTTAATAGTCATTAATGTAGATCCCTCCAAGCAGTACCATTATAAACTCGAAGTTTATTATCAGTGGTATTATAAATTACTGCACCTGATACTACTCCTGCATTTGTAATTGCTGTTTGTTCTGCGTCAGTTAATTTAGGAGGTAGCATGAACATCTTATTAGCTCCTGCACCAGTTAAATTTTTACCAGCAGCAGCAAAGTCAACAGCACACTCTCTTGTTGTTTTTCCAACTACAAGTGAATGAGTGAGTGCGACACCACCACCAGTAGAAGTTGTATCACCACTAACAATAAATTTATTTCCTGAAAAATTATCAGTACCTATAGCAACTCTACCACTTGCACTCACCTTAAATACTTGATCATCGACAGTGTTTATTTGGAATTTCATACTCGCACTAGAGTAATTACCTCCAATATAAATTGAATTATTACTTACAAAATTTTCAAAAGTTCCAATACCTGTTACAATGATTTGATCTACAGTAGATGTGCCTGAAGAAGCAGTAACATTACCAAAAAGATCTCCATTCAAATCACCAGTAACATTACCAGTAAGACCACTAAAGATTGTACCAGTGCAATTAATATCACCACCAAAAACAGCATTACCACTGACATTAGAATTACCAACCACTTGGAGTGGTACAGTAGGAGTTGTAACACCAATACCTAAATTTCCATCTGATGTAAGAGTCATTAATGGATTATTCACTCCTTTTAACCAATGAAAATCACCAATTACGTTAGATGAATTATTCTGACTTAGATAGTAATTAAAATTATCAATACCATGATTAACTATGTCCAGAGATTGTGGTTGACTGTATGATTGACCAGGTTGACCACCATATCTTAATTCTGCATTATTTGTATTTAAATTCCCTGTCTCTCTACCAAATGATATTCTAGCTGTTCCAGTTTCACTCGTTACTTGAATTTCAGAGTCATTTGTGTTTCTAACTTGTATATCAACAGTAGGAGCATCAGTTGTTCCAACTCCAAGTTTTAGTGCAGAGACTGTGCTTGCTGCTCCAACATATTGAGCATTTAAATCACCTAAAAACGTTGATGTTTCTATTACTTGAAAGGTTCTAGTTGTCGTCAATCCAGCAACATTAGCACTTTGACTGAATGTTGCAATACCTGAAACTTCAAGATTATCATCTATAGTCGTCTGATTGTTAGCAGAATCAATTAATAATCCTCCAGACGCAGTATCAATTTCATTATCACCAGTTACACCAATTTGAATATTATCAATACTTGCACCACCGTTTGCATCCACTAAACCAGCAAATGTTGTCACTCCTGCAACACTTAAATTATCTAAGTTAGTATGACCATCAACGTCTATATCAGCATTTATATCAATATTTCCACCAAAAACTGTTTCAGTAGCAAAGGTTGTTACACCTGAAATAGAGACATTATCTAAATTTGTATGTCCATCTACATCTAAATCTGCGTTTATATCAACGTTTCCAGCAGTGGTGGTAACTCCAGCGATGCTAACATTGTCTAAGTTTGTATGACCATCTACATCTATATCAGCATTTAAATCAATGTCGCCAGAGAAAGTGGAAGCACTTACGATATTACCAGTTAAATCTCCAACAAATGATGCTGCTGTAACAATTCCTGATACTCTTACGTTACCAACAGAACTAATACCAACACCCTCTTGTCCAGCATCAACTTTTCCACCAACTTGAAGAGTAAAACGAGGATCATTTGTTGCAATACCAACATTACCACCAGTATTAAATATACTTGTATATCCTAATCCTACATCAATATCTTCCCATTGAGAAGTTGGCATACCTTGTAAAAACCTTGCATCACCAAAGAAAGTAACAATCCCAGCTCCCTCTGCTGTTATAATACCACTTTTTACACTAACTCCAGCACCTATGATTTGAGTTGGTTCAAAGGTTGTAACAGTCAGAAACCCAATATTACCCTTTGTGATTGTTGCAAAACCTGCTATTGTAACATCACCACGAACATCAAGAGCTTCTGTTGGCACAGTAGTTCCAATACCAACCAGACCAGTAGCCGTTACTAACAGGTTATCATCATCAACCTGTACACCGTTACGAAAGTTAAAATTCTTCTTGATATTTGCCATCAGTTATATTTTTAGTTATTTATTGTTTTCAAGTGAATTAACTTTAGCAGATAGTTCTTTAACTGCTTCAATTAATACGGGAATCAACCTTTCATAACGAACGGACTTAATTCCGTTTCTTTCTCTTGTAACACCAGGTAATCCTAATTTCTCAACTTCTTGAGCAAGAATACCTGTATCCATTCCTTTGTTACCCAACTGACTTGCTTCTGGTTTCCAAGCAAATACGTTTCCTGTTAGAGACATCACCTTGTCTAAAGCATTTTGAATTGGAGAAATGTTTTCTTTCAGTGTAATATCAGAAGAACTAAATGCAACAATATCATTGTTACTATGAATTTGTTTCTCTGCTAAAATACCACCCTGTGTATGAATCGAAGCATCTGAACTACTTCCTTGAAGTGATGAATTAACGTGTAATTTATCTGAAACAAATAGTTCACCAGTTACATTTACATCTTCGGTTGAAGCAGTTAAAATTAAGTCTCCACCAGTTGCCTCAATTTGTCTTGAAGTATTGTTAACAAGAATATTTCCAATACTTGCAGATTCTGAGACATCTAATACTCCATTAACATTAACACCAGTAGAAACAACGCTTAACTTAAGATCATCATTATGTGAAATGTTTACATTACCTGTTGAGTGTGTCATTGACATAAAGTTTTCACCAGATGTCTTCTCAAAAATTATTTGATTTTGACCTAATCTAAATCTTAAGTCATCTTCTCCAGTATGATCTATTCGTGTTCCATTTGTAGGTGTGTGAGTAAATGTAGTATCATTAGAGTCACCTAATGATATTCCAATATTATCTTCTAAATGAAGTTGATTATTTACAACATCATATTTTAGACCAGGATCTGTTGCAGCAGAAACCATAGTATCACCAGCAGTTGTGATATCAGTGAAGACAATAAATTGGTCAGCTCCTGTTGTTGGTAAACTCATCGTAGCACCAGTATTTGTCAATCCAGCACCATTACCGAAAAATCCTTCATTGTTTGCAAATGAAGCTGTTATGGATGACATACCAGAGATATTACTTTCACCATCAAATTGACCAGTTCCTACAAAATCACCACCTATGAATACATCCTTTGCTATACCTACACCACCCTCAACAGTGACAGCACCAGTGATTGTGCTTGTAGAGTTTTGTTGATCTTTAAAGTTAGCGTCTCTTGCTCTGATTTCTGGTTCGATAGTAATTTGTTTTTGATCATCAGAAAGACGAACATCACTATTAAAGGTAACAGGTCCATCAAACTGTGATAATATTTGTTTTGAAGAACCACCCTCAACTAATAGTCTTTCTTTAACAATAACTTCATCAGCAACAAAACTAAGTCGATTTGGATCTTCACCTGTCACAGTAGGGACAGGTATATCAAATGTTGTTTGCTGTCCACTGGCAGATGCAATCTTGGTGTTTCCAATGTAGAAGTCACCCTTATCATTCATACCTGTGTAAACAACGTTACCACAAGATGTTTCTTGAGCCTGATTTAAAAATTCTTCTCTTTCTGTTAACGCTCTGTTCTGAAGTTGTGGTAGGGCAGTTGAATAGTTACCTGGACCAAAACCAACATATTCAAATGTATGTCCTGATGACCTCAATATAGAAGGTCTGCGAAGTTCAATTGGTAAAGGTTTTATCTTCTTAATTTGTGAGTCAATTAAATGATTTTCTGAATTAGTACCCAAAGAACCACGTACAACAGTAATTTCATCACCTGCTGCACCACTAAGTGAACTTGATGCTATACGCATAATTTCACTTCCGATTTGAATATACGATCCAAGAGGGAAACGTTTAGTGATTGATGTAGCGTTTATGCTTTGTGCAGAAGTTAAAGCACCAGGTAATTTAACTTTAAATGCAGGTTCTGAAGTATCAATTGATTCTTGTAATATTAGTGTTTCATTGTCAAATGAATTGAATCCTCTTACTCCTATATTTTCACCACCAGCACCAGATAATGCTTCGTTATCTGATAATCCATGTTTAAGTATGTACTTAGGATCTACTAAATCATTAGTTGTTTTTGCAAAAAATGTTGTTACACCCACAACAGATGTTACAACAAAGTCTCCAAGATTAGCATCACTACTATTCAATACTCTAAATTTATTACCAACTGCGAGTCCATGATCTACAGGTGTAGTAAATGATGTTATTCCAGCAGTTGTAGTAGCACCACCGACTACAACCCAAGCACCAACAGGGTGTATTTGCTGTCCATTTAATAGAGTTTCGCTTGCAGTTTTTGAAACTGTAATTTGTCTTGAGCTATTTACTGCTGATATACGGTGATATGAGTCTGTTCCAGTAGAGAGTCCTGTTACCTGAATATAGTGACCTGTGGCAGATGATATTCCAAGAGTGTTAACAACGATATTTGCACTAGGAGAACCACCAATACCACCATCTGCTACGAGTGAACTATCAAAGAATAATTGCTCATTATCAGTATATCCTGAACCACCCTCTGTGATATCGACTGAAGTTACTGACCCACCAGAAACAGTTACTTGTGCTGTTGCTCCATCCCAAGGTGCTGACGTTGGTGAACTATTGTTATTAAACAACTTAACATTGTAAAATGTTCCATTTGTGTGACCACTACCACCATTTAATGTGGTATGGAACTTCAATGCTTGAAGACCGTGCTCCTTATCTAAGTCAATAACAGCGTTAGTAGCATTATTTTCAACTGTTGTTATACCAACTGATTGATCAAAATTTTGTAAAAATTGGTTTGTTGTTTCTCTAGTAATACTTTTTTTCAAGTCATTGGTAACAACTTCACCAATAGGAAATCTTTTTGCGTACGATGAAGCCGCAGGTGGGTTTGCATCAACATTATCACGATCATATTCTGGATATAAGTTTACAATATTTTGATTGTATTTGTTTTCAACAAACTCATTGGAGGTTTCATCCATTGCGTTGTTACTATTCAACACAAATAAGTGATACACACCATCTTGAACATCTTCAATATAAGGTGATATAGTTTCTGTTCTATAGATAAAGAAATTACCTTTATTGTTGTTTCTATCAAAACGTGGCAATGTTGTATTTCTTGTACGTGTATTGTTCGTGAAATCACCAACTGTATGAATAACACCTGAAGTATCAGTATTCGTATATCTGAATACTTTATCATTAACAATTTCTCTTACTTCAAAAGTTCCATTATATCCTTTATTAAATATTCCAGTTGAGTTAGTGGTGCTTAGAACATTTCTAACAATAATTACCTCACCAACACCCAGATTATGAGGTTTATCAGAACGTGCCTCAACTAAATTTACAGTACTATCGAAACTCAGGTGAGATAAAAATCTTGTATTTCTATCAAAGGCATAATCAGCAGATGTCAAAGACGCTTTATTAAAATCAGTATTTGCTAGGACATTTGTAGAACTTGAATCCTGCAATACAAAACTATCTGTTGGATCTCTACCATTTGCAAGTTCTTTAGGTACAACATATCTTAATTTGTAAATTTTTTCATCTAAACTTCTATCATCATCCTTCCTAAGAACGTAAGAAATATCATCTTGTGATGCATTTGCATATAATGAAGTTCCGTTATGAATAGTATTATCTGTAGCACTTGTATGAACAAACCATTGTCCAGCAGATTCATCAAATTGAATTGGATGTCCAGCATCGTTAGGTTTTTTATCTGATACTCTACTTAGAATCCTAAATTTATCACTCGTATTTGCAACTGTCTTTACAAAAACTGGTATTGTTAAATCAGCATTTGTTTTTGATGAGGCAATACGTATTTGATTAGCAGACAATGTGGAATCTTTAGCACTCGTAATAGCAAAATATACTCTATGAGGTTCAACGTTTTCTGGTAAATCACCATTATCTGCGGTGACTCTAATCGATTCACCATTTGCTAATTCATGAGTCCCGTCAATTGTAAAAATAGATTTTTCAGTCGCAGAAGCTGATGAGTGAGTTGCTTCATAACTTTTTTCAGAAGTATGTGAAGTTCCAGAACCACCATTTTCCATTACAACGGTTGCTGAAAATGTGCTACCGTTTTTATCAATAAATAATTTTTCACCAACTTTTGCACCGATACGGAAACCTTGTGCTATGTGTGATGGAGGAAGTGTGAGGGTAGTTTGTGCAAATAAGAAAAACTTTGTAGGTGTAGTGATTCCACTTGGCTCAGTTTGTAAAAATTCAATTTGTTGCTCCTCAGTGACAACAGAGCGTGGTGTAATAACTGATGAAATAAATCCTTTGTTATCTTTAGCAAACGCATCTTTTTTAAATCCTTCTGCTAATAGAGCGAAAGAACCAAAGTTTGAGTTTGAGTTAGTGATTGATGCGTCAGCACCATTAATCATTTCAAAATGAGCGTGGAATCCAATTGCAAACACAGATACGATCTGTACAACAGCATCATTAGATACTTTGATATGAGTTGTTCTGAATTCTTTTCTATAATTTGCTTCTTGATCTAAGTGAAATACTGTATTAGGGTTTGTTGATGATGATTCAGAGGATAATCTTGTACCAGTTTGTTTTGAAAAAGCAATACCACTATATCTTCTATTTGTTTTGTCATATTTGACAAATGCTCTATCATCTTTTTGTAGAGATACTGCTGTAAACTGAGCAGTAACCATTGATTTAAAACCAGTTGCTTTACTACCGTCAGCATGCATACCCTGCATACCATACACTGAACGCATTGAACAGTTAAAGATATATGGAGATGCACCTGTAACTGTGTCAGTTTCAACTAATACTTGTCCATTTGCAGAACTTAATCCACCAGAAGTTCCCGCAGGTAAATTAGAACGAACAAACGGTAATGAGTATTGGAATCTATTTGAATCAATAACATTCGATACTTTAGTTGATATATTATAATCTGCTACGTTAATACCACGAATCTTGATAGGTGTTCCACCTGATAAATTATGTGGAACCACTGTTGTGACAGTAACTACTTGTCCTGGAGTTGCACCATCACCCGATTCAATATTTGATATAGTTAGAGGGTCAGTTGCAAAGGCACCAACTATTTCAAATTCAGGTCTTTGTGGTGAAAATGCTTTTGGTGATGCAGGATACTTTTGATCTATTTCACGATTTGATGCTCGATTAAATGCGTTTGTAAGTTTACTATAATATATGTCTAAATCAGTCAAATCACTAAATTGCTCTAGTATATTAACACCATCAGCATATTCAAAAGCAGTTATCTTATGGTGGGAGAAAGTTGGTTTTGATTGATTATTAATACTAAAATCAGTAGGGTCTGTATAAACTAATCCTGCTTCATCACCATCAAAAAATGTGAATTGCCAGAAATAACAAGCACCTGTAATTCTAAAAATAGCAGAGGATGGAACGTTAGTGTCTGTTGGATTTGGAACATATAATGGTCTTATCTTTGTTTTCCTTAAATCTAAACCTACAATTGAAGTTCCTCTAGGAACAACAACACCACCGTGGACACTATTAAATTTGTAAAGTATATTATCTTCTTGTGTTAAATCAAAACTAGAATCAAGTGTAAGTGTAAGAGTGTTTTGAGCACCTGTTGCTGCACCACCTGGACTTATTGCTTTTGCTGACCCTGATTCATTACGAATAGCAAAACCTGGTCTATTATCGACTATGTGATCGCCTGGAAAAAGTAATATTGTTGTTCTCTCTACTAAATCATTATCGTCCCCACGAAGATATGAAAATCTAGCAGCCTCTATCAGTGCTCTCTGAATCGTCTTGAAGGGTTTGGTTAATGAATTGCCTTGATTTTCGATACCATCGGTTGAATCAAGATCATTTGGATTTACATAAAGAACACGACCCTCGGTATTCTTTAAAAAATTCTCTAACTTATTAAGAGGCATCTTTTTTTACTATTATAAATTTGATCAATAAGACCAATACATACTAGGTCTATTTAGCTGGTTACTCATCCGTATCTATATGAATTGAGATATCATCTGGCAATTCTTCTGGGTTTTCTAAATCAACCTCAAACAAACACGGGTGTAATTCCTCCTCTACAAGATATCCATAATATTGATACATATCGTCATCATTAAATGTACGATGCTTATCTGCTTCATTAATTAGGTCTTGATCTCTTAAATGTCCCTCTGGTAATTCATCAAATGTAAATGGCATACCATTTATGAAATACATCTTAACGATCATGCTACCGCCACGAAACCAACAGAAGTTGGTGGTTATCTTGTATTTCATTTATTTATCTGTGGTTAATGCTAATTCAGCATATTTAATCATATGTGGTTCAAGCATCTGATCACATACTTCTAAAACTCTCATAAACTCTTCAGAATCTTCACACGCAATAATTTTATTATCTCCGTCACTACTCTTAAGTTTGAAGGTTTTAGCACAGATGTCTACTATAACTTCGTATACAAAATCTTCCATATGAGAATAATTTTTTCTTATTATAGCATATGTATAAAAAAAGTCAATCAACTTAGTAAATATCCAGTTATAGTTGCATAATCTAATTGAACCGTTACTGTCTCCCAGTCAGTCTGATACCATCCGACTGTTGCACCCTTATCAAGTCGCTCTAATGATGAAAAAGAAACATTATACTCTAAACCATTTCCAGATTGAAAACGTGGATTAATCACATGGAAATCTCTAACATTACTATGAACTCTGTTATAATAAGATGAATTATTCTCAACCCTCCAATACACACCATAACTATCATCATTACCCGTATTGCCACCTACTGTAGCATCACCATTTTCAAAAGTCATCGTGATATTAAACTTATACAAACCAGCGACGGGAGCAGTGAATATTCCTGTAGCATTATCCCATCCATTTCCTAAGTTATATCTAACGGTATCAAAATTTCTTAAATATGCATTTTGATTTCCAGTGGCAGTTTGTGTTGTAGTTAATTCTACCAAAAACGCTGGTCTTTCTGAACCCAAATATCCATGATTTGCTGCTCTTACTATCGATGTGCCATATCCAGTAACAACTCCACTACCAACTTCAAATTCTGTCCCATCTACATCAATACCTTCACCAGATGATTGACTTCCACTTATCATATAATTACTTATCGATCCAGTGCTTCCTGCTCCAGTAATTCTAAATGCTTTGTCTGGACCATCAGTAGAGGAGAAACCATCAACAATTATTGGACCTTTTGTACTTGTTGATGACCAAAAACCCTCAGATGTTGCTGCAAAACCAACAATGTTTAAATTTTTAACTAATACGTTAGATGCACCTTCCATCACACGAACCATCCCTTCTGCTCGTGTTGTTGATGATGCAAGAAAATCATCTGCTTTGTCAACAGTATCATCACTAACATATATGTTTACAAGTTTTACATTTTCATATGAGGAGATTCTAATACAACGGTTGGCTAATTCAGTTACATTACCTTCCGATGTAAAATCTCTGGGTGCTATGACTGATATATTTGTCAGATTGACATTCCTCGCAGTTGGACTATTCCCAGTATCAAAACCCATATGTTTGACATCAACACCAGTAGTATTATTATATGTCTTAAAATCATCTACAGTAACATTATAAGGTGCTGGAGCATAACTATGTCCTTTAATCTGAAGTCCTTTATGACCACCAATCGCTGTGCAATTAATCATAGTTACATTTCTACTACCGTCATCTATTTCAAAACAATTAGAATTTTGAGGAGTTCTTATTCCTGATGGATGTATTGATCTGCACCCCTTAATTAAAATATCAGATGAAAAATGTGTTGTAATATTATCATCCCCCGACCCAGATGTAAAACAATTTTGTAGTGTAACGTATCTTGATGGTTCATTATCATATGTTGAACCATTATTATTTTCAGGATATCTTGGTGCACATACATCAATATTATGTTTATATCCATCTATACATCTGACATTTTTTACCAAAACATATTCACTAAAACATATACTTAATGTAGTTTGATCATTATCTTGATCACCACCATCAGTGTCTTTAAGTGTGACTCCTCCTGATACAGACCATCTTTCTCTATTAAAATCTAATGTAAAATCTTGTAAAATTATATTTTCTTTTTTAATATCTCTTTCTCCAGTTCTCATTAATGAAGTATCCCTTCCTACATTGGATTTCATTTTTATAACACTATCCTTACCTTCCCCAGATAAATGAGTATTACTTGGTATTATGATAGTGCTCGATACAAGAAAAGTACCTTCTGGAATAAGAATTCTACCTTTACCTTGAAATTTATTTAATGCTTTTTGAATAGATTCAGTATCATCATTCACACCATCACCAACTGCACCAAAATCTTTTATACTTACATCAGGTTGACCACCAACTAAATTAGCGTATAATTTTCCATATACAAATACATCTTCTGTAAATTCTGTTTTTTGACTTACATAATTTATGTCATCCCTGTCATAATCTGGTATAGGAACACCACCTGTTTTAAATTCTGTCATATCTAACTATACAACCCCGATGGAACAGAAGTACCAGAAAAAACTGCACCACTCCAACTCACATCACGAACTGATATTTTACCTCTTGGTGCTTTAATAAAACAACTATTAGAACTCATATTAATTTTGTTTGCTCTAACTGAAAAATTTGAACCTGCCTGTATTTCTACGTTTTTTGATGCATCAATTAAAATATTTGTACCTGTAATTTTCACATCACCATTACTCATTGCAGTTATCCATACATCTCCCTTTGTACCTGCAATATTTACACATACTCCACCACCCTCTACTTTTTGTCCACCAATAATCTCAATACATTGATCGTTGTAAAGATGAAACAGACCACTCTCTGTCATACCAACAGAACTTTGTTCTCCACCCTTTGAACTTGATAGTAAATTATAAACAATAGGACCACTCGTACCCTCTTGTGGATTATTGATATCTAACTTTACGTTTGGGGAAAACGCTTCATAAGCTCTTTGTTGCCAATTTGGATTCGGTTTAGTTCCCATTTTTTTTTATTTTTATTTATTAGTATCCATAAGGACTTGGTGATGGACTTGGTGATGGACTTGGTGATGGACTTGGTGATGGTGATGGACTTGGTGATGGACTTGGTGATGGACTTGGTGATGGACTTGGTGATGGACTTGGTGATGGTGATGGTGATGGACTTGGTGATGGACTTGGTGATGGACTTGGTGATGGTGATGGTGATGGACTTGGTGATGAGATTGGTGAAGGTGAACTGTAACTTATCATTCCACCTCCTGAGTCAGGTGTCATATTTGTTGTATCTGACGCAACATCAGTAGATGTAACAGACGGACTATATTCAATTTGAGGAGAAGAAATAGTGGTTATAGTTGATACTGTTGACATCATTACTCTATTTGTCCTACTCTCTTGAGGAGTATCATAAATTATAAAGTCACTATCACTATGTGTAGCTCCAGTCATTTTTATACCATTTCTCATGACGTGGAAAGGTCCATAATATGGATCACCATTCACAAATCCAACAATACCATCACGAGGTGAAATACAATCAATAACTTGTTTTATCTCTCCTTGATAACTTGGTCTTGGAGTAATTTGACCTGCTAAGATTGCACCAAATCCAGTTTGACTTTGCACTGATAATATTGGTAATTCAGTTACTTCCTTTACATTATTTACTTCAGGATTAGGAGGTATAACATTTATTATTCTTCCATTTTCATCTAAAATTTTATCATAGACATTTCCCTGTTCATCAGTTATCACATCTTCATTTTTATAACCCTCACCAGGATTTACTACAACTACGTGATCAACAGTGTAAGTTTCATTATCAGTTTCTACGACGGGATAATTTTCTCCTCCACTTACCACATATATGTCAGTGACTTGTTGGTAAGTTGGTGAGGATGGATCATAATCTATCACAGCTTTTGCAACTGCACCGTAACCTTGTTGACAAGTATCAACTATATCGACAAATGGAGTTGATGAATAATTATTTCCACTATTAGTCATTTTAACCCCTAACAAACTACCAGTTTGTTCAGCAAAAGCATCTCCTACAAGAGCACCAATTATTGCTTGTCCAGTAGCTCCTTCACCACCGCCACCAAATATTTTTATTTCAATACCAGAACAATCTAGAGGTGGTCCTGTATAGCAAGCACCTAAAGCACTTTTAAATCCTGGTTCATTACTTGCAGTGCCCATAAAATCAAAAGCACCCAATCCAGGTATACTTACACCAGAGAGTAAATTACCAGCAATTCCACCTGGTGCAGCAGCTGCCTCTGCTAAAGACTCTGCTGCATTTGCCACACCTAACAATTTATTTGCTAATCCACTTATTGGCATTGATACATTCTTAGGACCTTTTCCAACAGTCCATTGATTTGTTTTTGAACCTAACTCAGATGCTGCTGTAGGTAAATCACACTCCACGACTTGTGCAATACCAAATAATCCATCTGCCTTTTCCCTTAACATACTTGCAATGTCACCAGGAAATATATCACCTAAATCACCCATCAAAGGTGCGAGTGCATCATTTATACTTCCAATTATACTATTTAAAATACCAGACGTAAATTGATCTGCTATGCAAGGTGTAAAGTTGGAAACATTTGATAAGAATGGTGCTAGTAAATTAGCGATATTTCCTTCTAATTTATCTGTAACATTTTTCATAGCACAAGGAATAAAACTTTCAATACCCTTGATAGATGGAACTTTTGCTATTTGAGCTGCTTGTGCTGCTTTCTTAGCTAAAGCTGGATCTAAAGTTTCTTCTAAAACTCTACTATATTCAGATTTGTATAGTTTGTGTAATCCTTCATTTAACTTTGGTGCCATACCATCGAATGTTGATGTCACCATAGCCGATGACATACTAGTTGCAGAAGCAGCTATATCTTTTGACGCTTCACTTAGTATTTTAAATTTTTGTTGAGAAGTTGCACCCTGAAAATCTTTCATTGTATTTTCAAGTTTTGAACTTATCTTGTTAACTGCTGATCTAGCACCACCAGTATCTCCAGCAGTAATCGTTGTACCTATGACACTACTAGCAACTCTTGTAACTTCACCTGTCATTTCTTCTATCTTTTTCGCAGTTTTTGTATCTACCTGTCGATTAGTTGGACTTGAAGAACTATTTTGATCTCCTGCTTCATTTTGCTGGATATTATCATTCGGTTTTACTTTACTCGTATATCCTGTATATGGAGCAAATGGTTCGGAATATTGTTTATTCTTTGTTAATTCTTTATTTACTGAAGTTTTAGGAAAAACTCCCAATATAACTGGTTGCTGTGCATTATCACCATCAAGGAAAAATCCAAGCACATTATCACCAGGTGATATTCTTGTGGGTTTACTTCTACCAGCAGCTCCAGATCCTGCTTCAGGTGATACTAATACTTGTGCCCAAGGTAACTCTTCATTCTTTAATTCTATTTCATCATCAGGATGATATCCTAGAATTCTAACTTTAAATCTATTTCCCCATCCTCCTCCATCAATTTGTGATGCTTGGACTTCTTCAGGAGCTATTTGACCAATCCACCATTTAAATCCATCTCTTCCTAAAAAATTACTTTGTATTAAGTTATTTTCAATCATGTTGCTTTCCTCCCATCTGTATCTCTCACAACCTGTAATTTTGTATATGAACCCTTTGAATCAAAATAATGAGTTAATTTTTTAATCATATACAATCCACTTTGATGTTGATCTGCCTCTTTCCTTTTTTCCACATCTATTCTTGGAAACTCACAATTAATTATATCACCAGCAAACAAGTTACTATTCAATGGGATAGTCATTGTTAATATTTGTGTAAAAAGGGTATTATATCTCATCATTGATTGAGAATGTATTTTTGCAGGGTCTGCATTTTCATTAATTGAAGCCTCTGATTCAGTTGTTCCAATATCAAGAATACCAGTAATATATCGACTTGGAACTGAAGCAAGAGTTCTAACATCACCTTGAGATAATTGTGGCAGAACAATATCAAAATCAGCACCTAGATTTTCAACCTTACCAGTATAATCGTCTAATTTAAATATTTTTTGAGTTTTAGGTGTGTAAGAAAGTGTTAGAGGATTAAAATATGTTCTATGACTACAAAAGGCACCTCTTTCAAGATTTTCTAATAAATTTTGATTTCTTGAAGTCGTCATATCTAATATAGTGAAGTCCTTAGTCGTATCATCCGTGTTTACCACACCAGGTGCGTAAGAATATTTTTGGTGAAAAGGTTCAGTTCTTATCAAGGAATCAATAGATTTAAATCTAAATCCCTCTTGTGTTTCAAAAAAGAAATATCCTGCTGTCGCATCTTTTCCAGACACATTGCCAGGCACTGATTTTGATGCAAGCATTGTAAGAACTGTGAATGGTTTTCTCATATTACCAATAAAACCGTATGGGTTTTGTGTTTCATCAACATCATATAATTTATCACTACTTAAATAATTTTCACAAATCTCTTGCACACTATCAGATATTTTCTGTGAAGCGGGAAATCGTTTTCCTACTCTGATTGTTTCATTTGTTATAGCCTCTCTGGATATTAAATTCAAAGTAAACATTTCTCTTCCAGAGTCAATTAACACATTTGATATAGAACCAACATAAAAATCATCAAATTCTAAACCTTTATTATCTTGTGAATTACCAGCGATTTTTATTTCCATTCTTTCTCCACCCCGAAGAGGGAGACCATTGTATATTGATTGTAACTTACCATCTTCTCCTTTTATAACATTTCCAGTTGTTGCAACCAATACCATAGCAGTTTTCATCGGAGAAAATAAATCCTCATAGTAATTGAAACTAACAACACCAGTTGATATATCAACTGTTTTTGAACCATCAACAGATATAATTGTAAATTTTTCGTATTGTGAACTATCTACTGCAGCCATTATGTGTACTTAAGAGTGGATGTGCTTTGCATTTTCATAAGTAATTTTTCATCAGAAACTTGATTGCTAATATCCGTAGGTGCTTTTGATTTTGGCATACTTACAGATGAACTCGCAACATTTACAGGTTTTTCTATAATCATTACCTTATTTTTTGATTTTCTATCTGTTTTAATATTTACTTCCTTTTTAGATGGAGATACAAGAGATGATAAATTTACCTTTCTAGAACCATCTTTACCACCTTCAAAATCAGGGTCATATTGATTGACGGGTTCAAGAGTTGTGGTTTTTGGTGTGACATTCTGATTTATATTTGCAACGCTGGTAGGTGTTCCTAAAAATGATGATTTTCCTGAAGTTACTGGTTTATTCTGACTTATACTCTCAACATTACTAGGTGCTCCAGAAAATGATGATTTATCTGTAGTAGTAGAAGTAGTTTTCTTCTGACTTTCTTCTTTAACCTTTTTTTGTTTTTCTTTTAAAACATCTCTTGGGTCTTCTACATCAGTATCACCACCACCTCCACCACTCATACCTGCACTTGGTAAGGGAGGGGTGTTATCAGTTTCAGTTAATGAATCTTCCAATAATTTTTTTGAAGAATCAATATCATCTGCTTCACCTTTTACTACTTCTTTCTCAGGTTCTTTTTTTATTTCTTTCTCTGTGTCTTGAGCAAACTCATTCAATTTTTCCTTAACGACGGGTGTTTCTGATAATTTTGCCTGACCCTCGCTATCTGTCTCTACACCCTCACCTCTTGATTGTTGTTTTTCTTCTTCCTCACCAACAGCAAAACCTGGTGGTTCTGGTAATCCAAATTGATCTGCTTCTTGAAAGGCTTGTCCTTCTTGAATCAACTCTTTTTGAGCACTCATCAATCCCTGTGTAGCTTTATCCATTCCCTCTTCAATATCTTTCTTGTCCTTCAAGAAATCAAATTTTAAAACATTTGATAATGTCTCTCTTATTACAGTTCCAATCCCCATAACTACATTCTTAACACTTTCAATAAAAAATCCTAATATACCAGTTACAGTCGATATTTTTTTAATCAATGACTGTATACCAGAAATTATTTTTGGAAGATTGTTTACTGCCCATCCTATTAGTAATATTCCAAGAAAATCTAACATTCTTCCTAGAAATCCCCTAGTGCTTTTCGCTAATATAGTACCTTGAGTTTTAGGTACTCCCTGAACGGATGATGCTTCTAACTCATCTTCTCTTGCTTTTCTTCTTACATTCTCTTGTCTTCTTCTAAAAAATAAATTATCCTTACGAACAAGATTTCTCTTGAAAATATTACTCTCCCTTGTTGATTTTATAATTTCATCAGAATTTTTTCTTGCTGATCTTATACCTTCAGAAAATTTTTGAAATGAATCATTTATTGATCTAATACTAATAGATGACTTAAATAATGAATCTCTTCTTCTTTGTATTGTCATTATGCATTAGCTCCATAAGTAGATGTTGCAAACATTGTATGTGGATTGTTATTATCGAACCCAATTGTTGGAACAGTATTTGTTGGTTCACTACTTCCACTCGCACCACCTGTGCCACCCGATTGAGTAGGTTGATTCATCATTGGAAAATTAATAATTTCAGGTTCACCTTCGTCTATATTTGAAATATTTTCAGCTACATTATTCACTGCCATTTTATTGACAGGAGTTATTGATTTATCAACCATTCCACCTTTATTCAACGCTTCAAAGTAACTGGCACCAATTCTATCAGTTGTTTCTCTTGTCATAACAAATTCACCAGGTGTTAGCATTGCTGGTACTACATCTTTATTAATTTTAGGTCCAAACACTCTACCACCCAAGTTCATATTAACTGTTCTGACTGTTGTTTCATCACCTAATTGAGCAGTAGCTGGTTCTATATTCTCTTCCTCTTCCTCATCTTTACCCACTTTAAAACCAAACATTGATTTGATTCCATTTAGTATACCTTTAAACATACCAGGTCCCATAAACGCTCCTAATATTCCACCTATCAGAGCACCTGGACCTGCACCAACACCACCAAAAAATGCTCCAATTTTTGCACCAACTAATGCACCATACTTCATACCAGCAGCAAATCCAGCAGCACCTGCGAGTGCTTGATCAAAAGATTCACCAAAAATTAAAAAATCTACTAAAAATGATGTAATAAAATTACCTTTCATCCCCTTGAGAGGTAATGCTACTTTTTGTAAAAATCCTCTAAATCCTGTTGCAGCTACAGTTTTTGTTCCTTCCTTTGCTGCTGTTGCACCCACTGCTTGTGTTGCTCCTTGAACAGACTTTATGCCAAATAAACCTTTTACAAAGTTTTTGAATTGATCAAAGAATAGTGCAATAGTTCCACCAATACCAACACCTAACCCAACGTCTACACCCTTATTACCTGTAGAGGGAACCAAACCTCCAAGTGCAAGTACTAACGCACCAGTCCTTAGACCTCTCGCAATTGATCTAAATGGTCTCGCTAATAGTCCCCCTTGACCTAATCTAAGAGCTGATGATCCGAGAAAACCAACTCCTCTCAATATATTTCTAAAACCTATACTTAGTGCTAAAAGTGTACCCGCACCAACAGCTAAAGCTCTCGTGAGAGTCGTCTTTAATTGATTTAATAATTCTATGTTACCATCTGCACTCGCTCTTATCAAATTAATAAAAGTATTTGTTAACCAACCTCCTGTCAATATAAGGAAGAAATTAGCCAATCTTGATAATCCGAACTGTGTCTTTTGTGCTAATCTACGAACTGGAAAAGTAAGTGCTGATTGAATACGTGATTCTATTTGACTCTCTTTTCCCTCTCTTAATCCTTGCTCTGCTAATATTGCTTCACGATTTTGTTTTGCTGCTTCTCTTTGTCTTTCTAATTGATCTGATAATGCTAAATTATCCTTTATCGCCAACAGAGATCCATTTAACCCTGATACTTGTGCTGATATATTACCAAGTTGTGATGAAACATTCTGTAATGATTGAGAATTTTGTTGTAAAAGATTAGTTGTGATGGTATCTGGTTGTGCCTGAACATTTTGACGACCACCACCAGCAAAGACACTAGAAGATACACTTCTTCTAATACCTCTTAAACCTCCTGCGAGTGGCGATGCTAATCCTTGTTCTTCATCCATTAAACACTATTCCTTTCTTGTTGTGCTTTGAGATTTTCCTCTTCAACATATTGTTGTAAAAGTGAAACATAAATTTCTCTTTCCCAAGGCATCATGTTTTCTAACTCTGTTAAGCTATATTTATGGTGCTGCATCAAAGCAAAATTTAATTTAAAGTATGACGCAAGATCTTCGTGTGCCATACTCACCCGAAAAAATTCTGTAGCCCCTCTAATACAATTTCACATTCCTTTTCAGTGTTAGGATTTATTACTTTCACAGTATGTGATAATTTTGGCATAGTCTCAAAGAACTTTTCAATCATTTTAAATTGTTTTGAATCAAGTTGTTCTAAAAACTCAGTAAGTTCTTTCTTCGTACAGTCTGCAGCAGTCCACGATTCTTCCTCTGAGTACACTTGTTCGATGCAAGATGCAACTAAATCAAATGTATCATCAACATTCATATCTGCAGCAGATGCAAAATTATTCTTTATGAACTCATTAAGTGATGGGTACCTCATTCTGAGAGTAAATTGATCATCAAGTTTGATGTCTTTTTCATGTTCATCACTTCTTTGTATTTTAATAGTATCAATGTTAATTAGAGTAGGAACTTGTGTTTTCCCATCATCAGGGCAAGTTACCATAACTTCAATATCTTCTCCGACAGATTTACCACGTATATTTAAAAACAAATATTCAATATCAAATGTTGATAATTTATCAACTTTAATACCTCTTGTTAAAATACAATTTGTGATAACGTTTTTGACTGCATTTGCAATCTGTTTTGTATCTTGAGATTCCATTGCAAGAATTAGAATCTTCTCCTCTTTAACTAAAAAAGGTCTAAACTTAATTTTTCTATCTGACGAAGGTAACACCAACTCATATGTTGGTGTTGCAATTTTTGGTAAAGGCATAATAATTACAGCACTTCAGTAAAATTATTTATAGTGGTTTTGTAAACTTATTATAACAATATTATGGTGTTATTCCTGGTGTACCAAAGTTAACTCCTATTGGAAGTTGATTTATTCTTGTTCCCAGTCTATCTCTTACAAGTGATGAGTATGAACCAGAATTATTATCTACGTTAAGATATTTAAATGCAGATTGACGAGCAATAGCATTTAAAGTATCATCTTTAATACCAAACCCATCTCTATTTGGATTTCCTCTTCCAAATCCTAAATCGTTGAAAGCTCTTTTTAAATCCCTAGCTAATGATGAAGACTCACCTGAAATATACCTATCATAACTGAATGAACAAGTAGCCTTTAAAATTGTTGAATTGCCATATTGAACCCTTACGGAATTTAATGATAAAGGAAATAAACCTATAAAACGATATTCTAAGAATCTAAAGTGATCTCTTTCAAACTTTACAATTCTTGTATCGTTTGATTTATAATTTCGAGGATAATTCATTTGAAAAAAATATGTATCACTACTAGGATCTACTTGATTACCACCTGAAATATATTCCATCCAGTGCTCTAAAAACTTTATTGATTTATATTCATTATCCACATAAAATTCAAAATTTATTTGAGTAAAATTACGTGTATGAGCAAATCTTTCTACTAAACCTTGATAATCACCTGTTATATTTTGAGATGCCATAGCACTGCCAGGTAACGAAGCATTTGAACACAATAAACCTACATTCTCTGCAATGAAACGATCATTTATACCCTTTCTTCTTAGAAATGGTCTCAATCCACTTGCTGGAAGTGCAAATCTTACAAAATAATTTGATGTCAAAGCAACATTTTGCAACTTTGGCATTATATCTGATATTCTACTTGGTCTTGGTGCTGGCACTCTAAATACTTCTATAGTATAGTTATTTAGATGGCTTATAGGGGAAAATACTATCCA